AAGACGAACCATTGATTCTATTATGACTAAGCTTAGATCTATAGTAGAAGAAACAGGTGCAGGTCTTATTCTTGTATCACACTTGCGTAGGATTGATGGTAACAAAGGACATGAGAATGGTATTGAAGTAAACCTATCTCATCTCAGAGGTAGCCAGAGTATTGCACAGCTATCTGATTGTGTCTTAGCTTTGGAACGTAACCAACAGTCAGACGATTACCAAGAGTCACAGACAACAAAGGTTCGTGTGCTAAAGTCTAGGTACACAGGAGATGTTGGACTAGCTTCACATCTACTTTATGATAATGAAACTGGAAGATTGTCTGAGATTTCTAATGATGATATAGAAGTCACCGATAATAGCGAAGGATTTTAATATGGATTTAGTATTTGATATAGAAACAGATGATCTAAAAGCAACTAAGATATGGTGTATCGTTTGTCAGAATCCTGACACAGGAGAAATATTTAAATTTAATCCTGATCAGATTGATGAAGGATGTAAACTTTTGCTTAGTGCTGATAGATTGATAGGACATAACATAGTTGGTTTTGATATTCCTGTCATTAAGAAACTTACAGGAGTTGATCTATCACATATAGATGTATTAGATACTCTTGTCTTGTCAAGACTTTTCAATCCTGTCAGAGAAGGTGGTCATAGTTTAGAATCTTGGGGTTATAAGTTAAGATTTCCTAAGATAAACTTTGAAGATTATCTCAACTACTCACCAGAGATGATGAAGTATTGTGTCAAAGATGTACAGCTAAACACTATGGTATTCAAACAGCTACGCTTTGAAGCTAAAGGATTTTCTAAAGAGAGTATAAAGCTAGAACATAATGTTGCAAGACTGATGAAACAGCAAGAAGAAAATGGATTTAAGTTTGATAGTTATTCTGCTGAACTTCTACTGGCAAAACTTAGAGAAAGAAAACAAAAGATAGAAGATGAAGTACACAACACATTCAAACCTAAATGGGTAGATGATAAGTTAGTCACACCTTATGTAAAGAAAGATGGAACATTATCTGAGCGTGGACTTACTGATGAAGAGTATGATAACTGTTTGTGGTTTGGTAACACAGAGCCTTTCATTCGTAAGAAGTTAGTTCATTTTAATCTTGGCAGTCGTAAACAGATTGGAGAATACTTGATTGACTTTGGTTGGAAGCCAGAAAGATTTACACCTACTGGTCAACCTATTGTAGACGAGAAAACTTTATCAGAAGTTACACACATACACGAAGCTAGTCTAATTGCAGAGTTTCTTTTACTACAGAAACGTATAGCACAGATTGATTCGTGGGTTAAAGCTGTCGAAGATGATGGTAGAATACATGGGTTTGTCATACCTAACGGAGCTATCACAGGTCGTATGACTCACCGAAGTCCAAACACAGCGCAAATTCCGAGCGTAAGACAACCTTATGGTAAGGAATGTCGTGCTTGTTGGACAGTAGATGAAGGTAATGTGTTGTTAGGTATTGACGCATCTGGTTTAGAGATAAGAATGTTAGCACACTATATGAATGACGAGGACTATACAAATGAAATTCTCAACGGAGATATACACACAGCAAATCAAAAACTTGCTAGACTTGAATCAAGAGATAAGGCAAAGACGTTCATCTATGCCCTCATGTACGGAGCAGGAGATGAAAAACTTGGAAGCGTGGTTGGAGGAAATAAAGGAGATGGTTCAAGAGCTAGACAACTGTTCTTTGATAATAAACCATCATTTAAATCTCTTAGAGATAGAGTTACAAGAGCGTCAGCAAAAGGTCACTTGAAAGGAATAGATGGTAGAAAGTTATTCATTCGTAATGCACACGCTGCTTTGAATACTTTATTACAGGGTGCAGGAGCTATCGTTATGAAGAAAGCTTTAGTTATCTTTGACAGTAAGTTAAGAGAAGCAGGACTAGAGCATAAGTTTGTAGCTAACATACATGATGAATGGCAGTTAGAAGTACCTAAAGAACACTCTAAAACTATTGGCGATATTGGAGTCAGTTCTATTATAGAAGCAGGAAAAGTATTTAAACTACGCTGTCCTTTGGATGGCGAATATGATAAGGGAGGAAACTGGAGTGAAACACACTAATAAAAACCTAGATAAAATTAATCCCAGTAGGAAGGGAGACTTTGCAGAATACTACGCAGTCACTTGGTTATGGGATAATGGTTATGAAGTCTTTCAAAACTCAGGATGTACTGGTCCAATAGACATGATTGCTATGGATAAGAAAGGTGACATTACTTTGATTGATGTAAAAACTTTTTGTAAAAGATATAGAGATGATGCAAACAATGATATTAGCGCACCCCGAACAAAAAAACAAAAAGAGATGGGTGTGAAAGTTTTAGGGTTCAATCCTACAAACAGAGAACTTAGATTTGTAGAGCATACAGAATGAATAAGAAACTAGACACACTTGTTGAAGATATATACGACAAGCTATCTGCTCTATCAGATGGTAAACCTTTAGACCTTGACGATAAAACTATAGATGAGTTTGGCGAGTCAATGAAAAAAGTTTTACATCATTGGGCTAATCCTAGACCTAGAGATACAGCGACACTTCGTATGTCTAACATAGGTAAACCCACCAGACAGCTCTGGTTTGAAATGAGATCTGAAAACAAAGAAACTGAAAAGATAAAACCATCTGTGTTCATTAAGTTTTTATACGGACATCTACTTGAAGAAGTGTTACTGATGTTAATTAAACTTGCTAAACATAAAGTTACAGGAGAACAGAAGGAAGTATCTCTTCAAGGTATAAAAGGACACATGGATTGTATAATTGATGGTGAAGTAGTAGACATCAAGACAGCTTCTGGTTTCGCGTTTAAGAAGTTTAAAGATAAAACCCTAGCCGAAGATGATGTTTTCGGTTATCTCCCTCAGTTGGCTGCTTACGAGGCTTCTATGGGTACAAACAAGGGGGGTTTCTTGGCAATGAACAAAGAGTCAGGTGAAATAGCATTGTATAGACCTGATTCTTTCGATAAACCAAACATAAAAAAGAAAATAAAAACAGTAAAAAAATTAATAAAGGTGGACAATCCTCCTGAATTATGTTATAATCCTATACCAGATGGTTCATCAGGAAACATGAAACTTCCTAGAGGATGTACTTGGTGTAGGCATAAGGTAGAATGTCATAAAGATTCTAACGATGGTAAAGGATTACGAGTGTTTAAATATGCAAAAGGATATACTTACTTAACTCAGGTTGTTAAGACACCTAAAGTTTTGGAAGTAACCAGATGAACGGAAGAAAATCAAAAGCATTACGAAGACGAGGTAAAGATATTCTCGTAGGTTGGCTACGTTCTTTTGTTCCAGAAGGTGAAGATGTTTCTGTAATAAATAGAAAAACATTACCTAATTTTTTAGCAGAAGAAACACATTTCTATTCTAACAGAAAGATAATGCTTAGTGCTTATTCATTAAGATGGATATATAAAAAGTTAAAACGTAATCCTGATTTTACTTTGGAAGATTTGAATGGCTAAAAGAAAACCTAGAAAGATAAGACCAAAAGAAAAAGGATTACCTAAAGGTTATGATAGTAAGTGGGAGTATGATTTACATAAAGGTATATTAAGTAATTGGAATCATCATGGTAAAATGATTGATTACATTATTGAAAAGAAATATGAACCAGACTTTACAAAAGATAAAATTATTATTGAAGCTAAAGGTAGGTTCTGGGATCATGCAGAGTATAGTAAGTATGTTTGGATTAGAAAGTCTTTACCGAAAACAATGGAACTTGTGTTCGTCTTTCAAAAACCTTACGCACCTATGCCTGCTGCAAAGAAAAGAAAAGATGGAACAAAAAGAACACATGCTGAATGGGCTGAGTCTAATGGTTTTACATGGTACTCAGAAGAAACTTTACCAGAAGGGTTTAAATAAATGGAATATAAATTCAACGAAGAAAATACAATAGAACAAATAAAAAGATATGTAGATAAAACATATGAGAAACATTATGCTAGTGGAAAATATCAAGCAACAGATATGATTATTGATGCAGGACATGGAGAAGGTTTTTGCATGGGTAATATTATAAAGTATGCTATGCGTTATGGTAAGAAAACTGATCCTGTTACTGGAGACTATAAGAATCAAGCAGACTTATTAAAAATTATACACTACGCTATAATAGCTATACACTTATGGGTAGAGGAGAAAACAAATGCTAAGTAGATTATTATATATGATTCCGTTTATTGGAATGGTAGTAGGTTCTTATTTTATATGGTCTGCAGATATAAAAATCGCAATATTAATGGCAGGGTTAGCTCTAACACAAAGTCTAATATGTTTTGCTTATCTTGTATTTCAGATTATGCTTAACGGAACAGAAGGAACATTAGAAGTAGAAGTACAGTTATGGGATGCTCTTATGCCTGTTATCTTTTTGATGCTATCTTCTACAATATTTTTATTATTAACAACACAATTCGCAGAGACATTTTTAATATGAGTACAGAACAAAACAATGTAGGACTACCTACAAACTATCAACAGTTTATACATCTAAGCAGGTACGCTAGATGGAACGAAGATAAACAACGTAGAGAAACTTGGAACGAAACAGTCTCTCGATACTTTGATTTCTTTGAAACACATCTTAAAGAAAACCATAACCTAAGTAAGTCACAGTTTGATGAAACTAGAAAGTACTTAGAAAAAGCTGTACTGTATCTAAACATTATGCCAAGCATGAGAGCATTGATGTCAGCAGGTACAGCATTACAAAAAGATAATGTTGCAGGATTTAACTGTAGCTATGTAGCTGTAGATAATGTTAGAGCATTTGATGAAACACTCTATATACTTATGTGTGGTACTGGTGTTGGGTTTAGTGTTGAGCGTCAATACATAAATCAATTACCAGATCTTCCAGAAGATTTGTTTCCTACTGATACAGTTATTAAAGTAGCTGACTCTAAGATTGGTTGGGCAAAATCATACAAAGAATTATTATCCTTACTTTATGCAGGACAAGTACCTACATGGGATGTATCTAACATCAGACCTTATGGTGCTAGACTTAAAACATTTGGTGGTCGTGCTAGTGGTCCTGCTCCGCTTGAAGAGCTTTTTGAATTTACGATCAATATATTTCGTG